GCGCCGACTGGCCGGGCGACCCTGTGCTAGGCGCCGATGGAGTGGCCGGCTGTAAATGCAGCGTAGAAATCACAACAGCGTAAGTTAGGATTCAACCATGGCAAGGTTAAAGGATTGTGCTGTCAAGCTGAAGGCCGGCCCGGACGACGGGCTGGAAGAAGGCCAGTTTGAGGCGTACGCGGCAGTGTTCGGTAACAAGGATTCCTACGGCGATGTAATCGTGCCGGGCGCATTCAAGGACACGCTGGCCGACTGGAAGGACAGCGGGAACAACTTGCCGCTGCTGTTCGGCCATAACATGCAGGACCCGGACTTCAATGTGGGTCACGTGCTCGAGGCGAAAGAGGACGACCGCGGCCTGCTGGTGAAGGCGCAGCTGGACCTGGAGAACCCCAAGGCGCAGCAGACGTACCGGCTACTCAAGGGCCGCCGGCTGAATCAGATGTCGTTTGCGTACGACGTGCTGGACGGCGGCGAGGCGCAGCGCGCCAGGTCGGACGACGGCGACGACGTGGAGCACTATTACGAGCTGCGCAAGCTCAAGCTGTACGAGGTGTCCGTTGTCCCTATCGGGGCAAATCAGGAAACGGAAATTTTGGCCGTAAAGGCGCTGGAGAATCTGACCGGCGCCGCGCTCACTGAGGAGCAGAAGGCCGCCATTCTCCCAGCGTATTTTGCGCTGGGTACCCTGCTGGGCAGGGGCAAGCAAGACGCGGGAGCAGCCAGCGGATCCGGTGCGCCTAAAGACACTGAGGTGTCGAGTAAGGCCAGCCGCACGCCGTCCGTTGCGAAGCGACTGGCAGCAGAAATCGAACTATTGGCATTGACTGGAGAGGTCTAGAAAATGAACATCAAGGCTAAGCGTGCTGCCGCGCTCAAGGCTGCGCAGGATCTGATCAACGAGGCCAAGTCCGGCGGGCGGGACCTGACGGACGACGAGGTGGCGGAGGTCAAGGGATACCGCGACGAAATCGCCGGCTATGACACGCAGATCAAGGCTGCCTCTGAGCGGTCCGGCCTGCTGTCGGAAATCGCCGGCATGAAGGGCGCCGACGACGGCGGCGACCGCCGCGAGGACGGCCGCGAGCCGGAGGGCGCTAAGTCGCTGGGTGAGCACTTTGTGAAGCACACCGGCACGCGTCTGAAGGAAATCAAGGGGCTGGCCGGCGCGTCCGCCGCCGCGCCGGAGTACAAGGCCGCCACGGATCCGCAGACCGTGGGCGCATGGGCGGCCCCACTGCTGACGCAGGTTGACCGCACTATCGTGCAGGCACCGCGCCAGCGTCTCGTTATCGCTGACCTGCTGGGCAGCGGCACCCTGGACGGCAACGCTATTTCCTACTTTGTGGAAAACGGGCCGGTCGAGGGCGCGTTTACTACTGTCGCTGAGAACGGCGCCAAGCCGCAGCTGCACGTTCCGGACCCGTCGCCGGTCACTGACGCGCTGAGCAAGATTGCCGGCTGGGTGCGTTTCACTGACGAAATGATGGAAGACCTTTCGTTCCTGGTATCCGAAATCAACACGCGTCTGCTGTACGAATTGGCGCGTGTCGAGGAGGGCCAGCTGCTGAACGGCGACGGCGCGGGTAGCAATCTTACCGGCTTGCTCAACCGTTCCGGCGTGCAGACTCACGGCCGCGCCGCCGGCGTATCCGTCGCTGATGTGGTGTTCCAAGCTATTACCAAGGTGCAGACCGGCGCCGCGCTGGACGCTGACGGGCTTGTTATCAACCCGATTGACTATCAGGAGCTGCGGCTGGCGAAGGACGGCAACGGCCAGTACTTCGGCGGCGGCTACTTCGCCGGCCAGTACGGGCAGGGCGGCATCATGGAGCAGCCGCCCGTGTGGGGCCTGCGCACCGTTGTGTCGCCGGCCGTTCCCGCCGGCACCGCGCTGGTGGGTGCGTTCGCTCAGGCGGCTACCGTGTACCGCAAGGGCGGCGTGCGTGTCCAGTCCACTAACTCGCATGAAGACGACTTCACGCACAACCGCGTGATTGTCCGCGCTGAGGAGCGGCTGGCACTGGCCGTCCGCAAGCCGGCCGGACTCGTTGAGGTGAACCTGGCACCGGCCGTCTAAGCCGAACCGGGCGCGGGTAAACGTTACACTAAGGGCAGTGCCGGAGACTCTGGCACTGCCCTTAGTGGTTCCAACTGGAGGAGTAAACCATGGCCGGACTCAAGAGCTACAGCGTACAAATCAACGGCATCGACCACGTTGTGCGGCTGGACGACAAGGACGCCAAGCGTCTGGGCGTCACCGCGGAGCAGGAAGTGAAGGCCGGCACCGCCGCGAACAAGGCCGGCACCGCGGACAACAAAAGCAAGTAACCGGACACGGGAGACAGCACCATGACAACACAGCCGGCAACTGAGCCGCTGCCGCCATTCGCAACTGCCGAGCAGCTGGAGCGGTACACACGCGGCAAGCTGCGGGAGGACGACATGCGCACGCATGACGCCGTGGCTGCTGTCTCCCGTTCGATCCGGCGTGAAGCACACTGGCATATTTGGCCGCTGGTGACCGGGCACGAGCTGGTGCTGGACGGGCCGGGCGGCCCCGTGCTGTCCGTTCCCACCATGCGTCTGGCGGCGGTGCACAGCGTCACGGACGCCGGCAACGTGCTGGCGACGCCGGCGGAGGTGGACGCCGCCGTGGACTGGAGCGCGGCCGGGCTGCTGCGCAAGGTGGGCGGCGGGACCTGGACGCGCCGCTATCGGCAGGTGCGCGTCACCATTGACCACGGGCACGAGGACGTGGAAGACCTGCAGCAGCTGACGCTGCAGCTGGCGGCCCGTGCACTGTCCAGCCCGATGGGCGCGACACGCGAGCAGGCGGGCAGCCTGTCCGTTAACTGGGGCATGGCCGTGCAGGGCGTGTCCGGCGGGCTTATCCCACTGGCCGCGGAGCAGCGCGTGATGGACCGCTACCGCTGGACGGGGCACTAGGAATGTTTGATTGGGACGATAGCGCCAGCAAGACGGTTTACCGGATCCGGCCGGCCGTCGTGGACGAGCGCGGCAGCACGTACCTGGACTACACCGCGGAGGGCGGCGCGGCCCGGGCGGCAGCGTACGACGTCGTGGTGCAGCCGGTCACGGGCGCGGAGAACGGCGACGCCGGCCGGCAGGCAGTGCTGGCGCAGTACAGCGTCACGGACCGCAACAGCCCGCCGCAATTCTGGCAGGACAGTGACCACGTGGAGATTGACGGCGTGGAGTATCAGGTGGAAGGGCACGTGCAGCGGTGGGGCAGTCCTACCGGCGCGCTCTCCCACACGTACATGCTGGTGAATAGGTGGGAGGGGTAGTGGCCGGCAAGATCCGCCTAAAGATGAATTCGGCCGGCGCCCGCGAGCTGCTGAAGTCTGACGCCGTGGCGCGCGAGCTGCGCGGGCGGGCGGAGGCTGTGGCGGCCGCAGCTCGAGCTGGCGGCGGCAAGTACATGGTGACCGTGCACTACGGCAAGAACCGCATACGCGTGTCCGTGATTACCGCGGACCAAGACGCACGCAAAGCGGAGGCGGAGAACCGCACGCTTACCCGTGCACTGCAGGCAGCGAGGACACAATGACGGAACTTATTTTGCCGCCGGACGGGGAGGACCTGCTGCGGCTGGCGCTGCAGGTCAAGCTGCCGGAGGTGCTGGGCCGGGACGTGTCGTGCCACACGGACGTGCCGGCGGTCCGGCCGGCTGAGTTTGTGGTGGTGCGGCAGGTGGGCGGCCAGCGGCGCAACGTGGCCACGTGGGTGCCGACACTGGTAGTCGAGTCGTGGAACCTGCGCAAGTCGAAAGCCTGGCAGCTGACCGCCGCCGTGGATGGCCTGATGTATTGGTTTACCGAAATCGCTGGTTATACGGTTTATGATGTGGAGGAGTACGCGGGGCCGGCATGGCTGCCGGACTCTCTCACGGACCACGCACGATATACGGCAACGTACGCCGTGCCTATACGGGCACGGGCAAGCTAAGAGAGGGACACGCCATGCCTGTAGAAGTCAAGAATATTTTCACCGGCGCGCCGGACCAGCTGACCACGGGCGCCATTCTGTCCGCGGACACTGGCGCCACGCTGCCGACTGAGGCCGGGGCCGCCGTTGACGCCGCGTTCAAGGACAGCGGTTATATCAATGAGGACGGGCTGAAGATTGGAACGAACAGCTCGAGTACCGATATCAAGGACTGGAGCGGCAACATTGTGCGCTCCATCATGTCCGAGTACG